GAATTAGGACTTACTAGATCACTCTTTCTATCTATATTACCTGCTGCCTCTCTAACACTTGCAATAGCGTCTTTAGCTTCCTTAGATTTTGCAACTACTTTTCCTACGGACTCATCACTCCATTTAGTTATCGCCTGCTTAGATTTGGTCTGTAGAAAGTCTTGTAGTAGGGCAAACGCCTTACCGAAAGCTAACGCAGCTATACCAGCCACAACTGCTACGCTGTTAGCAAAGCTACCTGATATAAAGTCTACGAAAGGCTTCATTACGCTAGCCAAAACATGACCTAGTTTCTGACCAATATCTATAATAGTAGTAGATAGCTTCTCTAGACTACTAATAGCTGTAGATGTGGCAAGATTAATAGAGTTGAACTTTCTCTCACCCTCTTCCATAACGGCGTTAACGAAAGCCTGTCTACGCTCATAATTAGTTAAGAACTTCTCAGATTTTCCGATTTGTGCCGCATAAGCTTGCACAGCTGGCTCAATACGAGCAAAGATACCCAACTCGTCCAATAGCTCGGGCTCTAACTTAGCAGAACCTCTAACCAATCGAACGAAAGAGTCACCTAGGTCTCTACCCAAAGCCACAGAAGCTTTAGTTGCGATTGCAGTAAGTCTCTCAATCTGCTCTGTGCTAAAACCAGATGCCAAAGCCAAGTTTGCTGATTCTGCAGAGTCTCTTAGAGTTAACTGACCCCTAGTAATGCTCTTAATATTTTGTAATATTTCGTCGCCAGACTGTCCAATAGCACTAGCTAATGTTTTTGTTCCTTGTATACTCTGATCTAGTTTAGCAGATTCTTTTAAGGCACTAAAGGCTTGCTGCAAAGCGAAAAAGGTCGCGGCGGCTCCGGCGTATGCACCGACGAAACCTCCGAGACCTTTTTGCATATTACTAAAGCCTCTTGCTGCACCAGCAGCATTATCACCTAAATTTCTAACCTGTACAGCAGATTGCTCTGCTCCTTGAGTCACAAACCTAGTAGTAAGTGTAACTGTTCTTGGTTGAGCCACTTTTTACTTCTTTACCTTGTTAAGCTGCTCTCTACGCTCCCTTTCTTGATTGTGAGCCTCTCTAGCAACCTGAATCATATAAACTAAGTAATCCATGACGTCTCTTTTTTTAGTAACGCCATAGATGTCGAATAAATCCCCGATCCCCGCATAGTCTTTGCCTAACCATATCCCAGCCATACCGTCTACCTTATCTGGTAGTATAGAGAAAATATAGAAAGCTTGCTGCACATCTGTATCGAAGTCTACAAAAGGATCTATGGGGAACTCATCTGGGTTGGGAGGTACTCCCAACTGTTCACAAATGTTTAAGTACTGCTCTAAATCTTTTGGACCGTTTTGAGAATACTCAGAGAAGTACTTTTTTATTTTTTTATTTGTTCTTCTTTGTTTCTTACGGTAAATAGGTCTACCTGATTCATAGTATCAGAGATAAAAGAATCGAACTCAGTAGAATTTCTTACTAGCCACATAGCATCTTCATGGCTATATGGTACTACATCATTCAGTTCTTTCTCAGATATTTGAACAGGAACTAAAGAAGACACTATATCCATCGTTAAACCTTCCCAGCCTTTAATAGCCTTCTTGATGTAACTATCCATGAATTTGTCAGTGTCTACGGTTTCTTCCCTAGCTCTTGTGACCTTGCTAAAACCTATTGAAGAAGATTGCTGACGTATTGTCGCCAGATCCTCTCTTGGCACATAGCACATTTTTAGCTTGAATTTCTTGAATCTTGGAAATTCAACTACCATTTCGTTGTTATTGATTTTTAGATTTTGTAACATTTTCCCTCATAAAAAAGAAGCTCTTCGCCTGTTTTATTGAATCCGGTTTTCGAGGGGAAGAAAACCTTCTTCAAAGCGAAGAGCCCTTAGTTTGTAAAATAAATTTTATCCCCTCAGATAAAGTAATTATTTCTTAGCGAATATAATTAGCTCTCCTCCAGTTCCTTCTCTTGCTAGAGATTCTTGAGCTTTAAACTCCATGTTGATGGTGATTAAGTCCTCAATGTTGGTTGTAGGAATTTGGAATTGTACGGCTGGCATGTAGAAAGCTACATAAGGAGCAGAGTTCCCACCCAGCCTTAGATTTGCGTTAGCATACTGTGAGAAATTAGGTCTAGTATCAGCAGCGATATTACGTAGGAACTGAGCTGTACCGCCAGAATCCGCGCGTAAGTAAGCGCTTACCATACCAGTAATTTCTCTTGCTCCAGAGAACTGACCAATAGGTTGGTTCAACTTAGAAAGCTCTTCTGGTGTTAGATATGTAATATTATTCTTTACACTTATGTTCATATTTGTGATAGGGAAAGTGTAAGTTGTAGTTGTTCCAGCTTCTGTCTGGTGAGCCATTAATACGGTACCAAGACGGTTCTTGATGAAGCTAGAAATAGTAATAGTGTTAAATACGTTAGCAGTTGCCCAAGGATGGTATGCAGCTACGGCTGTCATAGCATAAGCATTGGAGTTTGCGGATACAGAAGTACCGCTGTTTAGCACACCACCGAACACTGAAATAGCAGCGTTACGGCTAGCACCTGTTAGCTCAACTAGGTTAGTGCCTTTTCCAGTCCAAGTAGTTGTTGCGATACCGTCGATAGCACCAGAAACCTCAGCGGATTCTACTGCTGCGTTAGCGACCTGGTAAATAACGTTGTCCATCTTAACATATAGATGGTTCTCTTGAGCGACACCGAAATTAGCTGTGTGTGTTGCTACGTTAGCAGATGCAGTTCTTTCGATTGTATCGAAATATCCTGTATCCTGCCAAGCACTTTGCTCGCTACCGCCGTTTGCAGGGGTTGTGTTAGAAAGTAGAGCCTGCCATAGGAACCAGTCAGCAACAGGCTTTACGTTTCCTGTTTGGTGACCGGAAGCTATATTAGCAAAACGCTCAACTCCTGTTGGTCGCAGATAAGCCTGAAAATTCCAGTCAACTGGTTGCACGTTTATGTTGAAACGTCTAGAACTACGATCAGGATTCAAACCACTCTCATTGGCAGAAATATCTTGTGTTCCTGCGGCCTGGGATGTAGCGTAACCCGCTAATACTTCGATCTTCCAAGTATTTGCAGGTGTTAAAGTAGTGAATGCATCTCCACCTGCTAGGTTCTTGGTAGAGAAGAAGACTTCAGAGTCTCTTTGTAGATTTAATTGTGGCATTTCTTAGCTCCTAAACACTGATAGTGTCAAGATAGTATTAGGTATCTTCACTATAGCATATGATGTGGATATTAGCAAATTTAAAAAAATTTAAATAGTTAATTTATAAACTAAAGCCATTGAAACTTCGGCTACGCCATAAGGTTCAAGTAACTTTTCGTCTGTACTAACCCCTAAAATTCTTAAGTCTACTAATGTATCCCTAGATTGTGTATACTTAAATGAGTTTATAGCAAACTGTAGGTCTTCTATAAAGTCATCAGCTTGTTCATCGTTCTCCGAAGTCATAAAATAACATCGAACGATGTAGTGCACAGCCCCATATATTTCGCCACTTCCTTGTTCAAGTCTTTGTTCAACTGAAGTTTGAAAAAATGAAACTGTAGGAAAATCATTAATATTTTCCAAAAACTTAAATTGGTCCGTGACGTTATTGAATACGTTAGTCTTATATGTATAAGGGCTAAATGGGCACCCGGCCACGGTATGGGTACCTCCGTTTATATTCTTTAAATGAGTTATAAGGTTCTGGAGTAGGGTATTCTTAGTACTCATTATATTGTCTCTAACTCATACTCAGCTAATAGATGAACTTCTATTATGCTGTGATCTTCTAACAATCCTTGATCACTGTCAACAGCTGTTATATTAAACTTATGTAGATTAAGAGTATTAGTACCTACCTTATAGATCACATGATCTATATCCTGTATTAAATTATCACACTCGGCTTTTAATAAGCTCTTATCACCATTATATAGATAACATCTTAACAGTAAATTTAGGGACGCTTCAGTGTTACCTAAGGTTCTATAAGTATATCTTTCGGGGCCAGCTATAACTTGAATAGTTGGGAAATCGTTAATATTCTCATAATTACTGGCACCCCTAAATACGTTGTTAAACACACGGGATGAGAAAGTATATGAAGAATCATAAGGAGATACTCCACCATCTATCTCTTTTAGGGTAGTAATAACATAATTAATGATAGCTCGCCTTTTTGACAGGGCCGGCATTACTAAACTCCTTTATTAGTGTGAAAAACTTGAAAACCTTGAGATACCCGCTCCCTCATTACCTCATGTATACTAGTGGTGATTAATTGTTTTGGATCTCTACTTGTAGTCTCGTGTACGTAATATATAGGATTATAGTAGTACTGTACTACTCTTGCTCTATAGTTAACAAGGAGCTGTATACTGTTAGCAAACCTACCAGTCCTATAAGTTAGCATCGAGCTACTTAGAGGCCTACCACCTATTGGGCCATGAGGCATTTTTCTAATTACTTTTTGTCTGACTAATAAGCTTAAAAATTCGCTAGACAAAAAAGTACCGCGCTGTCTTGGTTCTTGGTATTTTGACAATTTCTCGTTGCCAGTAGTGAGGAAAGGTTGTCTTTTATACACCCTGTTAACATTAAAATAGTTAGGCTTATACCTATAAGGTATTATTCCTGTAGACATAGGAATACTTTTACCAGTTGGGAGTACATATTTAATAGTAGTTTTAAGTCCTGGGACGTATGTTTCTACCCTATCACTACCGCCCTTTGCCATTAATTTATTAATGGAATCTATGTACTCATCTAAGTTTTGCCCTAGTCTTAAAGTAGCGGTCTTTTCTGCTATAGCTTCGTGTATACTCTTTTCTACAGCAGTTCTTAAAGAAACAGTAATTGTCCCGCTGTTAACATCGTATGCGGCTTTAAAAATTTCGTTA